CAAGAAGCACCGACAATTTTCCTGTTACTGGTGCTCAAAGGAATTCACCAGTATGCAAGCCAACTCAAGGTTTTGTTGTACTGAGCACAGAGTCTTGGCCAATCGAATAGATCAGGCGGTCAGGAAGAAGCGCAGACTGATGGATAGAGACAGGCTTGGCCCTCATGTAAGGCCGATGAGTCTGATTAAAATCAACCAACCAGAAGAGGAATAGAGATGAGTTACAAAGCATACATATATCGTTTAAGAACCGAACAAGACATTGACGATTTAAAACAATACTTGAGCAAGATGCAGTGGGTGATGGAGGATGGTGATGTTTATTCTTGTGCCATATTCGAGTGGTTCTATGAAGTAAATAAAACCATTCCGATCAAAGGTTACCGATCAAGCAAAGTTATTTTTGATTATCAGCCAACTGATCTGGTCGCAGCGTTAACAGTTGATCGAGGGCATTTATACACCTCATTAATCGAAGAAGGAGAGTTGGAGTTTTCTTCCGACAATCCTCCTAGATTCAATAGACTGGATGAAGAAGAGCTACCTCTTGAGCGACCAGAACCAGGAGGAGTTCGCGTAAAAGATATGTTTATTTCTGACATCAGTGAGCCGCCTAACAAAAAACCATTGAAGAAGTATCTTGAATGGAAAAAGAATGGCCTCTGGGAAAAAGCTAAAGCCAGACTCAAGGAGTTGCAATCATGAAAACAAACTCATGGTCTAAAACAAAAGAATCCTTATACGATTTGTGTAAGGAGTTCTCTGAGACATACCAGATCGATGCGCTGGGTATGGGGATTGAGAACCTGAAGAAACGAATCAGTGCTGAAGACTGCATACGCTTGGAAGAAGTATCCGGTGCGATCAAGACCAAGCAATACAGGGTTACGCTTTGGACAGAGATCTTTGCCAAGGATGATGCTGAAGCGGAGGACAAGACTGCACAGATGGCTAAGAGTGTTTTAGCTGTCTTCAACAAACACGGTGACATTCTAATGGATATCGAATTCAAAGACATAACAGAAGGGGAATAACAGATGAAAAAAATACTTATAGATCTCGACGGAGATCCAATCTTGACAGGTGAGGATGAAGTCAAAGCTTCCTCACTATCATGGTGCCTAGATAGCAACAGGGTAGGTCATATATACGAAAGCGAAGATGAGTCGTTTGGATCAGTTAAGTACCAAGCGATTCATGACTTTGAAGACGGTGAGTACGGATTAATTCTAAGTCACTACGAAGAAGTCGAATCTACCAAAGGCTCAGTAGTTTGGAAAAGGATGGAACATGTGTACTACATATCCACCAAAAAAGTCATCATCAAAGATGGATTAGTTGATATTGATTCAGTCAAGAAAGCGACTGCTGAATTGCTCAATCGATGTGGATACTGGGGTACATTTATCGAAGCACTCTGGGAAGTTGACTTTGATGTCGGGCTGCTTGATAGATCCAAGCTCATTCGCCTAGCACTAGGTAGCTAGTCCTCGATCTCCTCATTGATCTCATCGATCTCATCGATCTCATCGATGTCCTCAACCTCCTCAACCAACTCTTCATCTGACTCAACATCAGGTTCAGGTGAAGAGTTTTCAATCCTAGCTTCAAGCACTGGCGCAAGCTGATTTGATTCAATCAACTGCCTTAATCTGGATTCCACCTCCGCCCGATCCATCTGATCGATACTGCCATGCTTAATCTCTTTCCTCTCCACCATGAGCCCAGCAAGCTTTGCTCTCCCCAGCTCTGCACTCACTGCTGCACCATAACTCCCATCCTCCAAGGCCGCATCCCGAATTGTTTTAAGATCCCTCGCTACCTTATCGAAAGTAATCTCATACTTCTTCTGCTCACCCTCTTGCAGTTCCTTAATCTTTTCCTGTAGGTGTCGATACTCTGGGCTATGAAGTAATCGAGGAGCAACTACCTCTGGGAACTGGTAGCCAGCACGATGAGCGCAATCAGTATTAGTCAGATCCTGATACACATAAAGCTGCACAAATTTCTGTTGCTTCTTGGTAAGCGTTTGTTTCTTTTTCTTAATAAGATATTTATTAGCATCCGATGCAATATCATCTTCAGGATCAATATCAACAGTAGAATTTAAAACGACTTCACTCATAACTCGATTCTAATCTAATTAGTTTTTCTCATTCAAGAATAT